AAGCAAAAAGCGGTTGATGCCTACACATTCTACCGAGGTGCTGGCATCAGATGTGAACTCTGTTACTGAATGTAACAGATTTGTTTACTTCACTCCCTCACACTGTATAATAACAGTATGAAAAACATTTTTCTCACTAACGCTGCCGCTAGGCGTGACCCTGTTGTTCAAGCAGCAATGGCAGCAATCCTTGAAAGATTTGAGAGGACTGGATCTTACGATCTCCCCAACCCCTACAACTGCCAACCGCACACAGTAGAGGTTTCACCAGTCAATTTCTTACAAGATGTGATGGACGACTTAGGCGATCCACGCTTCTAACAGTATATCACACCCTGTCCCAGATGACAGGGTTTTTTGTTGGATGCCGATATTGGGGGTGTGCCGAGTGGGACTCCTAACCATTTGAAAGTCTACAAAAGTATCACAACGAGATATAAATATTTCTGCGAAATTCAAAACTCAAAACCTTGATTTTGAAAAAAATTTTCCAGCAAAAAATTGCCCAAAAAACCTGAGTATGCTATAATGGAACAAACAAAGGATGAAATGGCACATCAGCAGCTTTTGGAGAATCCGAAGTATGCTGTACACGTGCATGATAGTCAAATCAAACGGATAACCGAATTACTTGAAGAACTTGCAAGTAGAATAGTAACACTTGAAGACAAACTAATAGATTTGGATTTAAATGTAAGATTCAATAAATCACCATCTCCCGATGGTCCGCCCGAACCACCTTCAGGAACAGATTATGGAAGAACAAACTAATTTACAAGACATACTGAATAACTTTGAGGAATTCTGTGATAACTTTGAATACTCAGCAGCAAAACGATTTTCTGGAATAGATAATGAATCAAGACAACCAATTGACAATACAGAAGTGCAACGAGTTACTCCAACAGTTGTCCGAGAGGTTGACGATGGTGGAACAAAGGGTATTGAACTTAGAGTACCCCCAATTGATGTACAAGCCACCGAAATCCCAGAAGCATGAGAGTATAGCAGAAACACTAGATTATATTCATAACAGTATAGAGGAATTAAAGCAATGGCAGTCCCAGGACCAATAGCAACTGGTGCAAGTACAATAGCAACAGGACATTTATGTGCAGTTACTACTACACTTGATCCATTAACATTATCTAAGACAGTACTTGCAGGTGCTGCTGGAAATTTAATTGCGATTGGTGCAGGTGTAGCAAAGATGACTGAGACATTAACTGTCTTGCATCCAGTTGGTGTGCCACCCCTGTGTACTGGTCTACATGCCATGCCAATCCTTACGGGTATACCAACTGTTTTGGTTAACAAGAAACCTGTGGCAGTTGTTGGCAGTCAAGTAGACGCTGGCACAGTCACGAGTGGAGTGGCAACCGTACTTATTGGTACTAAGGGAGTATAAAGACTTTCTTAAGTTATACAACAATTGATTATTATATATGACATCCCTGCATATATAGAATATACTTTATGAATTTTATTCATGGCAATTATGAATGGTGGGAATTATATTCCTGCGAAACCTAAGATAACTCGTCAAGGTTCTTCAAAGAATACGAAGCTTAGTGCGACAGCACGAAATGGGCGTAAGAAAAGATACCGAGGTCAAGGTAGATGACCCCCGACTCCGACCCGAACGCCGAAGACTCCGATATGATTACTGTATTTGGAACTGTAAAGTTCCGTCCAATTCAAAGATTTGGTAAAACTATACCAAATTATTTTATCTCCGAAGCGGGAGAACCTTGGAGTACTAAAACTAGTGCTGCTGGTAAACCATTAACTCCCTGTGGTAGAGGAACATATAGCAAAATAGGTAATAAACCTACAGATTCAAACCATCCAAATTGGTTGAAAGCAAAAAAAGCATATTCTGCTGGTGCAAAAGCGACAGCAGATGGTGCTCCAAGGAAAGCATACCCTCGTATTAACTGTCTTCTTCCTAAAGACTGGTCTGATGATAATTACGAATATCATTATAATAAGGGTGCTAATTCACGTCAGATGACACTAGACATCCATAAGGCAGTTATGGACACTTGGAGACCTATTGATGAGTATCCACCTGATCAGTTAAAGGAAACCTGGAATGACGTTCCAGAGGTCTGGAGACAGTGGGTTAGGGATACTGTTATCATAGATCATATAGATGGAGATACATGGAATTCCAATGTGGAAAATCTAAGATATTGCACACCAAGAGATAATAACCCTTGGATTAAAAAACATAACGAAGAATCTCTAAATAACACTAGTGACGAGAATCATTGTGATGAAGACCGACAAGAGTGACGATTTCATTAAGTCTGGTAGAAGACTTATAACTGACCAAGATTCAGACAAACTGCTTAGTGGTTTGTCTGAAATCCCCAAACATAATGTAACTAAAATTAATGCTAGAATTTCAACACAGGACAGCAACACTATTTCCAACAATTCTGATTGAATTTAAATTAGAAAATTCAGATGATCTTAATAAATCTATAGTAGAGCATCTCTACGCAGAACGAGAAAAGAATCCAAATCCAGAAAATAACTATTCTGCGAATGGACCAAAAGCATGGCACTCTGAAAAGAATTTACATCTAATAGAAGAACAGTGGTCAAGAGATTTATACAATCTCATAGTGAATACTGCTAGTACCTATGCTAATAGGGATATTCCTGATGATTCCTATGTTGAGTGTTGGGGCATGATTTTACCCAATGGTTGCTATTCAAATTACCACACTCATCCAGGATGTAACATTAGTGGTACATATTGGGTACAAGTACCAAAAGAAATGAAAGGTTTGGAAGAAAAGGATGGAGAGGAAGTAGGGGGAAGGTTCTGTGTACCTGATCCTAGAAGCGGTGCTTCAGCAGGATTGGATGTTCTACCCACATTTGCTAAATTACCTGTACCTGGTCATGGTCTGACATTTGGTAGTTGGTTACCTCATTGGGTTGAGAGTCACTATTTTGATGAAGATAGAATTGCATTGTCGTGGAATATTACATTAGGACATTCTATAGCTGATAATAACGAGCAAGAGAAAAGAAGAGAAAAACCAGGACAAGTTTGGAATGATAAGAAGAAGATAATTACTCCTCCACCAAAAGTTACGCAGAAAATTATTCTATAATCGCTAAATAACTACTGACTTCGTATATTGTCGGTAGATGACGACCAAGTTGTCCTTTAAGGACATTAATATCACATTTAAGAAGCATCCTGTTACTAATGACTTAGTTGTTAGTAGGGATGCTTCTGCTATTAAGCAAGCATTAACTAATTTATTGCTTACTAATAAAGGAGAGCGTCTATTCAACCCAAGATACGGATCAAGCATAAGAAGCTATCTATTTGAACCACTAGATTATGGTACTGCAGCTCAAATACAGGCAAATATTGTTTATACTATAAACAAATTTGAACCAAGAGTAGATTTAGAGAGTGTTGTTGTAAATCCAAACTATGATAACAATGGTTTTGAAGTTGAAATGGTTTATACTATAGATGGTATTGATGCTCCACCTACTGCGGTAGACTTCTTCCTAGAACGAACGAGATAATGCCATACACTCAATTAAACAATTTAGATTTCGTTGATATCAAAACAACTCTCAAAGAATACATGAGAGCACAAACTGATTTCACTGATTATGATTTTGAAGGATCAGCAATAAGTCAAATCCTTGATGTATTGGCGTATAACACGTATTACACTGCCTTCAATACAAACATGGTGGTCAATGAGTTATTCCTTGACTCAGCGACTCTCAGAGACAATGTAGTGTCCTTGGCAAAACAGTTAGGATATAGTCCTAAGTCTGTTACTGCACCTAGTGCTACTATAGATTTAAATTTAACCTTTACTCAATCTGCACCATCAACTGTTGTATATAAAGCTGGTAGTGGATTTGTAACGAATTACGATGATACCTTATATCGTTTCGTTTTGAATGAAGATTATGAAGTAAGTGTTGATAATAATGTTGCTTCGTTTACTGACATGAAGGTATACGAAGGTTCTTTGATGAAAATGACTACATTGGTAAATCTTTCAACGAAGCAAAGGTTTATTATTGAGAATTCTTCGGTTGATACTAATACTATAAAAGTAAAGGTATATCCTTCTGGAAGTTCTGTTAATTTTGATACCTATAAATTGGCAAATAATATATTAGATATTGGATCAGAAGATAAAGTATTTTTTATTAATGAACAAGAAGATGAAAATTACGAGATCTTCTTTGGTGACGGTGTTTTGGGAAGAAAGTTAGAAGATGCTGAAGTAGTTGAGATAACTTATATCATAACAAATGGTGTTGCTACTAATGGTGCAAGTAAATTTAAGTTTAATGGTATATTAAATGATGAAAATGGTAATGTAATACAACAACCATTTGCTAATTCTAGTTTAACTACGAAGTCTATTGCTTCTGGTGGAGCAGATATTGAAGGTATTGATAAGATTAAATATAATGCTCCTAAGTATTACGGATCACAAAACAGAGCAGTTACAGCAAACGATTACAAGGCAATCGTTAGGAACATATATCCAGCAGTGAGTGATATTATTGTATTTGGTGGTGAAGAGCAAGAACCACCTTCTTATGGTAAGGTATTCATTTCTGTAAAACCATCTGAAGCATCTAGTTTATCTTCTTATACAAAGAATGAATTAGTTAAAGAGTTGAAACAATATACTGTTGCTTCAATCAAACCAGAATTTGTTGATCCTTCAATTCTTTATATTGAGTTGGATAGTAAAATATTTTATAATGGGAATCAAACAAAATTAATAGAACAGGAAATTTCTGCTAAGGTTGCAACTGGTGTAACTGAATATCTTAAAACATCTGATACAGAAAAGTTTAACGGAAAGTTTAGATATAGTAAATTTATTAGTGTTATTGATAATTGTAATACTTCTATCAATTCTAATGATACTAATATCATTATGAGAAAGGATTTTATAGCACAGATAAATGCATCTTCATACTATGAAGTATGTTTCCAAAATAAATTCCTTAAAGATTGTGATACTTCGGTTGTTTCATCTACTGGAATGACTGTATTTGAATATCCAGAATATACATCTTATCTAGAGGATAGAGATGGTAAAATAGTCCTATATAGACTAGATTCCTTAACTGGTGAAAAGATATTATTAAACGATTCTGTGGGAACCGTTGATTATGAAAAAGGCGAAGTTCAATTGTACGACTTTACTATTTTAAAAGGTACTTATTCTGATAATCGTATTGAATTACGAGTCAAACCTGCCAATAAAGATATTGAAGTTAAACGTGAGGCATATCTAGACGTAGATGTGTCAAAGAGTAAATTTATTGCGTATAAAGAGTGATAAAGACTGCAAATAAGATCTCATTTTTAATTGAGTCTCAATTACCAGATTTCATAAACGAAGAGTATGAACTTTTTAGTAAGTTCATACAAAAGTATTATGAGCAATTAGAGATTCAAGGACAACCTTTGGATATTATTAGTAATATTCAAAATTATCGTGATATTGATTTTTATGAAAATGATATATTAAAGCAGTCAACTACACTGGTTGGAGTACTTAGTGATGCAGACCCTGTTATAACAGTAGATGATGCTACTTCATTTCCAGAGAACGGTGGGTATATTAAAATAGATGATGAGATATGTTTCTATGCTAGTAGAACAGAAACACAGTTTTTAGATGTAAGTCGTGGTGTAAGTGGTAATACGACTTTAGGAGATTTATATACTAAGAGTAATTTTGTAACAACACAATCTTCTACTCATTTAAATGGTAGTACTGTACAAAATATTAGTAATTTATTTTTATATGCTCTTGTAAAGAGTTTTGAAAAGCAATATCTTGCAGATTTTCCAGAAGCATATTTAAAAGAAGAAGTTGATAAAAGAACATTAATAAAGAATATAACTAATTTTTATCAGTCAAAGGGTACTGATAATTCAATTAAATTCTTATTTAAATGTTTAATTAAAGATGATCCCAATCCATCTATCTTATATCCTAGAGATTTTACAGTTAAATCTTCTGATTCTAACTGGATTAATAACTATTCTTTAAAAGTAAAAATTGTAAGTGGTAATCCTATTGATTTAATAGGTAATAGAATTGTTCAAACTACTGGTACATATGCTTCTGCTGTAGTTGATAATGTTAGATATACTGGAAAATATGATGGTGATGAATTATATGAAATAATTCTTGCAGAAGAATCTGTAAATGGATATTTTAGTATTTCAAATAAAACAAGGTTGACAAAGGATATTACATCTTTAGATACCATTGGTAGTAGGGTTAATGTATTTTCTACTCTTGGTTGGGATAAGGAAGGACAATTTTTTATAGGTGGAGAAACATTTTCATATAAAGAGAAGAATGTAAATCAATTTGTTATATCGGATAGAACTGCTAATGGTGTTTATCCTATAGGTTCTACAGTAACTTATGGACATACTGTATCTGGTTCTAATGTAACTGTATTGGTTTATGGTATTCTTTATGGTGTTGAAAATAATGAGAGTGTTCCTTACTCAAATGCTGGTGATACGATTGATATTTCAGAACCAGGGTTTACTACTGATGATATAAGAATTTTTGATGATCAAAATAATATTAGGTGGGAATTGTATGGTATTTCACCTGCTGTTCCTGGATTAAATTCTAATGTCTCGGCAATATTTGAAGATGTTGATTCTTATTATATTGCATCTTCTGGTTGGCCTTCTCATGTTATAGGAACAGGTATATCAACTGATGGAACTGATCAAAAGAATTTAAAGATTATTAGGAAGAGACCTATTTCTACAACTGAGTCTTATGAGACTAAGTATAGAGATATTGGTATTGCTACTAATGGTATTCCATTTTTAAGTTATAAGGATGAAGATGCTGTTTATAGTGGTCCTATTGAAAGCATCTCTATAATCAATAGGGGTACTGGGTATAATAATTCTCCTTTTGTATTGGTAAATAATACTCCAAATATAGCACGTTCAAAACTTGCTGGTCAGGTTGTTGAATCAGTAATCGTTGATGTTCCTGGTGAGTACGATACTATACCAACAGTAGATATTGTATCTGGTAGAAATGCTAAAGCAAGTGCTGTTGTTACTAATGGAGAAATAACAAGTCTTATTATTGATGATCCTGGTGAGTACTATTCACACCCACCACAAATTAGAATAGCAGATAAAGTAGGTAAGGGTAGATATGCAAATTATGTTGCAGAGGTCTCAACTTCTGGACAGATTACTGGATTTACGAAAATAACTGGTGGAAATCTTTATACACACGGCAATGTTGTTGTTGATATAATTCCAGATGGATCTGGTGCTACTGGAACTGCATCTATAAAAGAATGGAGAAAAGATAGGTATTATAAGCATAATATTACAAATTCAAATCTAGACTTTGATAATGGATATAAGTTTTATAATATTATTCCTTCCAAGGGACATGGATATGCTTATTATGCTTCTCCTTCTACGTTAAGAGCAAATGATAATGGAGGATCTCATTCAGCTATTCTTGGATTTGCATACGATGGAAATCCTATCTATGGTGCTTATGGGTATTATGAACCATTAGATTCAACTAGTGCTATTTCCCAGATGTCATCTAGTTACTCTTTGAATACAGCAAGAGTAGGTGGACCAGCAGAGGATTCTTCCAATCCATTAGGTTCTTTTATTAATGATTATACTTATATTCCTGGATACGGAACATTAGATGAAAATAATGGACGTTTTTGTGTTACACCAGAATTTCCTGATGGTACTTATGCATATTTTGTTACTGTTAATAGTTCTAATGAACCAGTATTTCCATATATCATCGGAAAGAATTATTATTCTATACCAGTAGATTCTAATTATAATTCAGAAATATCTCAAGATGATATACCAAATACAGCTTTAAGATTGAGAACAGGTGGTATTGATAAGAATGGAGATTTAACTACTGCTCAAATTGCTGAAGTAACTAGAGGAACTGTATCATCTGCTACAATTGTTAGTAGTGGAAATAATTTTTCTGTTGGTAACGAGTTAGTTATTGATAACAGTGATACTGGTGGATCTGGTGCTGTTGGTGAGGTTTCTTCTGTTAAAGGGAGTAGTGTTGTATCATTAGATTCCCAGTCCTCTAAGGTTCTTTATTTTGATCTTAGTAATATTGGATACCTTTTTGCTGGAGACACCATTACACAAGCAAACACTGGTGCTACAGGAACTTTAATTGGTGATGTTATATCTGCTAAGACGTTTGTTTTAAAGAATGTAACAGGAACATTTAATAGTACAGATGTACTATCTTCAAATACAGAAGTTATTTCTTTAATATTAGATAAGAGTTCTTCTTATACTAAAGGATCTATATTAGTATTAGAAGATGGTATAGCTGTTGAACCTGTTGCTAAAGGAGAAGTTTTAGAATCAACAACAAATCAAAATAGTGTAAAAGTAAGAGTTACAAAAACAGGTTTCGTTCCTTCAACTACTTTATTCTTATCAAGTGAAAATTTAAATGATACTACTGGATCTAAGATTTTCTCTATTACACCATTAAGTTCAAATCTTTCAATATTTGAAATAACTGATAATGTAGCTTTAATTACTACTTCAGTACCACATAATGTTAATGTTGGAGCAGATATTGACGTTGATATAAATCCAGATGATAATACAACAACAACTAATTATTTTGTAAGAAGTAGAATATATCAAGAAGTAACCCTTAAAAACCTAGTCATATCAAGGGTTCTCAGCGATACAGGAATTGGACGAATTGAGATTCTGAACAGTGGTGCAAATTATACAAATGATGTTTATGATGATATCGCATTATCTGGTGGAACAGGTAATGGTGCTAAAGCAAAAATCACAGTTGAGAACAATCTTGTAACAAAAGTAGAGATAACTGAAAAAGGTACTGGTTATAATAAATTTGATCTTCTTACTGTAGGAGATACAGCTTTAGGTAAGACTGACACAAGTGAACCAAGGATAGCAGTCCGTGTTGATCATGTTGGTTTCTCATCTGAAAATTCTAAATTACATCTTGATAGTTCTTTAGATATAAAAATTAATGATCATCTTATAATAGGTGATGAAATTGTCAAGGTAGAAGGTATTGTAGACAATACTGTTATAGTTCAAAGAGGATCTAATAAGGTAGATCATTTTGACGGTGCTGTTGTTGCAGTACATGATCCAGGATATAATCTTTCTAATGGATATAGAATCAATAGTACTGGGGTTGTTACCGAAGATTCTAATAATGCAATTGTGTTATCATATGATTCAGTAACACAAAAAGTAGTATTTGTTTATGATTATAATCAATCATTGACTAGTATTGATTCTTTATCATTAACATCAGTATTTTTTGATGAGAGTTCTCCAAAATCTAGACTGGTAGAGATTGAAAGTTATTCATCTCCACAGATATATTTTGAGTTTTCCACAGATGGATCTACATTTACTAGAAACCCTATAATTAATATTAAGAAATATTACAAATATAACTTTGATGTTACTCATTCATCAATGACTGGCAAGAAGTTTAATATTTCTCCTAGTATTAATTTTAATATAGTTACTCCTGAATTGTTAAAGGTTCCACCTTTAATTGATCTTAAATTAGGATTTGGAGCAAGAACAGATTCCAATACTTATGCAAATAAGGAAGAAGTATATTATTCAAAATACTATTATTTTGATGAAAATAGTATAGTTTCTAGTGAAGGATCTTATTTTAATGTAGTTGAAGATCCATTACAAGGATCTAAGAAATCTTTATATACAACATCTATAGATATAGTATATTCAACTGGTATAAAAGCATCTCATGATGGTAGTGGATCTATTTCATATAATACCAAATCACCATTTGCTATTGGTGAAATAGCATCTGTTGATATAGTTAATATTGGTATTGATTATAGTAAGATACCAGTAGTAACAGGAATTTATGATAATGATGGTTTTGTTGATAAAACTGTAGAGTGTTATTTAAATAGTAATGATATTGGTGTTCCAACTAGTATCAAGATCTTTAATAATGGTGGATTATATCATAATGATTTTTCATTACAATCTACCTTTAGATCTAACTATGTTCTTATATTATCTGGATTTAATAAAGATGCTTTTGGTGTTGGTGAAACAGTAATACAGAAATCTGGATCAGTTGAAACTGCAAGGGCAAAAGTTACTTCTTGGAGAGAAGGATCTAATATATTACTTATTGATAATGTTACAGGTGTTTTCAAAAAAGGATTGCCTATTATTGGACTTGCCAATAGAAATATTGCCACATTAGATGATATTAAGTTTACTAGTTTTAAACCTAATATTAAAACGTATTTTGATAACTTAGGTTATTATGGCTCTGATTATGGTAAGA